CTTGCACGGGCTCGTCGACGGTCTGCCAGGGACTCGGCGGGCAGGGCGCCGGCGAAGGCCAAGGCACCACGACGCAGGTGCCCGGCGGCAACGGGGACCAGGGTGGCGGCGGCGGCGCAGCGGGCACCACGGGCGCGACGGCGGGCGGCACCGGTGGGCGCTCGGTGTTCGGCGGCGGTGGCGGTGGCGGCGGCACGGTCTCCGGCACGGGCGGCACGGGCGGCGTCGGGGGCGCCGGCAAAGCGGGCGGCGCCGCGCACGCGAGCGCGACCCAGGGCACGACGTACACGCTCGGAGGCTCCGGTGGCGGCGGCGGTGACGCGACGACGCAGGGCGGGAACGGCGCACAGCCTGGTGGTGGTGGCGGTGGCGCAGGGAACGCGACCAACAACGGCGGCAACGGGGCGGATGGAGCGGTCACCATCGTGACGTACTTCTAGCGATGGCTGCCACGTCATGACGTTGCTCCTTCTGCTACGACGGATCGTTGCGGTTGCGACGGGGTCCATCTTTCGTGATGCGACGCGCCTCACGGCCGAGCGCCACCTGACACGGATCGTCGGGTCGTTGACCAGCACACGGCTGGGTACACTCCCGCAATCCGCACGGCTTGATGCTGCGCGGGCATCTACCCGGATCCGAAAGGTGGCCTGAAATGACCAAGCTCGAAATCGTTCGCGGCGACACGGTGCCGATTCTGCTCGGTCCGCTCGAGAAGAAGACCGTGAGCGGCTGGGCCGTCCCGACGTTCACCGGCGCCACGCCGCGCCTGATCATCACCGACACCATGGGCGCCGTGCTCTACGCCCGGACCGGATCCTTCACCGCGAACGGCGGCGACGTCGCGACCGGCATCGCGGCATTCCCGCAAGACGCGGGTGACTTCGCCGGCGCGCCGGCGGATGCCGAGGCGGAGGTCGAGGTGACCTACGCGTCAGGGGGCGTCGAGACGTTCCCCAAGGGGCCCGCGAAGCACCCGGTCCTCATCACGGGCGATCTCGACTGATTCGGTAGCGTTCCCGCAGTCTCGCGCCATCTAGCACCCAACGGCTACGGGACGTCCCAGCGTGGGACGAGCGACGACGCGGATCGCGGCGAGCGAGCAGCCGACGGCCGAGGCCGTGCTGCCGTTCGTGCTGCCGCTGACGAAGCTCGACCTCGCCACCGGCATCTTCACGGCCTGCGCCGCGCTCGAAGTCGCGGACACGGCTGGCGAGGTGTTCGACTACGCGACGTCGAAGCCGCATTTCGAGGCGCTCGCGCAGCGGGCGCTCGCCGAGAGCGGCGGGAAGAAAGTCGCGCCGCTCCGCGTGATGCACCAGCTCCGCGAAGGCGGGCTCGTCACCGAGTTCCACTTCGACGACGCCGCGCACGTGGTCGGCGTGACGGGCCGGATCACCGATCCGGACGTGCTGTCGAAGGCGCAGGACGGGACGCTCTGCGGCGTCTCGATGGGCGGGAAGAAGCGGTATCTCGCGACCATCGACCCGATGGGCCGCCGGTACACGGCGATGCCGCAGGAGATCAGCCTCGTCGACCTGGGGGCCATTCCCGGCACCGGCATCACGATGCTGAACGCCGCCGCGCCCTGCGAAGTCGTGGCGGCCGACGGCCAGGTGGCCTCGCACGCGTTGATCCCGAGCGTGACGCTCGGCGAGGCGACGCACGCGCTCGGCACGGCCGGGGATGTCCGCCGGGCCTGGCATGCACTCCGGAAAGCGACCGACGCGCCCGGCTACGCGGCGCAGCGCGAGGTCATCCGCGCGTGGCGCGCCTTCCCGGCCGCGCTGGAGAAGGCGTCGACCTGGGGCTTCGAGAACATCGCGCGGCTGACCGAGCTGCTCGCGTCGCTGCAGTATCTCCTCGACGCCACGTGTGCCGAGGCGGCCCAGGAAGGCGACGGCTCGCCGGTGCCGGCCGGACTCGCGAACGCGATCGCGATCCTCGGGAACGTGCTCGCGGCGATGACGCTCGAGGAAGTGGACGAGCTCACGGCCGAGACGGACGCGGTGATCGGCGAGACGCTCGCCAACGCCGCGGCGCTCGCGGTGGGTGATGCGACGCTCGCGAAGGCGGATGCGCTCCGCGGCATGCGGAAGCGGGTCCAGCTCATGCACGATCTCAGCGCCGACATGGGCGCGGCGTGCGCGAGTGCCGAGGCGGATTTCGAGAAGACGACGAGCCCGAGCACCCCACGGATGGTGGCGGAGGCGGGGCAGGAGGATGGAATGACGGAGCAGGAGCTCACGAAGGCGGTGCGGGGGGCGCTCGGGCTCACCGACGACGAGGCGACGCTCGAGAAGGCCATCGGCGCCATCGTCGAGACGAAGCTCGAGAAGGCGACGAGCCTCATCGAATCGACGGCGACGAAGGTCACCTCGATCGAGGAGCGGCTCGCCGCGGCGGAAGCCACGCTCGAGAAGGTGGCGGCCACGCCGCTGCCCGGGCGGGGCGTCACGATGCAGCCGGACGACGGCGGGAAGTCGCGCGAGCGTGACGACGCGCCGGCGATCGACATGGCGAAGGCCACGCCGATCGAGGTCATCCAGCACATCCATCGGCAGGGCGCGCAGCGCGTGTCCCTCGGGGCGCGCGCCTAAGCGGGCGCGGTGGGGAGGAGCGGAAACATGATCATCAACGGCCTGCAGGTGAGCGACGAATCGCTCGGCCTGGTCCGGCAGCAGCTCGCCGGCCTGGGCTTCACCGACGACCTCATCAAGGCGACGTTCGGCGTGCCCTCCACGAGCACGTCGGCCCTCGCCTTCTACGACCTCGAGCCCGCCGCGAAGCGGATGTACCCGGTGCTGACGCCGCTCCGGAACGCCATCCCGCGCGTGCGCGGCGAGGGCGGCACGGCGACCAACTGGGATTCGATCACGGCAGTCGACACGGCCCAGGTGCCGCTCGGCGTCGCGGCCGGTATCCGCGGTGGCGTCATCGGCATCACGTCGCAGCGGAACACCGCGTCGTACGTGACGCTCGGCCAGGAAGCGTCCCAGCCCTTCGAGGCGGAGATGGCCGCGCGCGGCTTCGACGACCTCCGGGCGCTTCAGGCACAGATCCTCCTCGAGTCCGTCATGATCGGCGAGGAGAAGCTGATCGTCGGCGGGAACGGCTCGGTCGCCCTCGGCACCACGCCGACCGTCGCGGCCACGGGCTCCACCACGGGTGGGTCGCTCGCGAACGGCACCTACCACATTCGCTGCATCGCCCTCAGCTTCGCGGCCTATCAGGTCGCGTCGCTCACCGCGGGCATCCCGACCACGACCGCCGTCGTGTCCGCGGATGGCGGCACGACCACGAACGTCAACGGCGGCGCGGCGCAGGTGTCGGCCGATGCGACCTTCAACGTCGCCTCCGGCTCGACGGGCTCCGCCACGGCCACCGTCACGGCGGTGCCGGGTGCGGTCGCCTACGCCTGGATGGTCGGCGTCGCGGGTGGCGCGGCGGGCGCCGAAGTCCTGAACCAGATCACGACCGTCAACGCGGCGACCATCACGGCCACGCGCTCGACCGTCACCCCGGCCTCGGGCTTCGCCGACACCGTCGGCACCGCCTTCAATGCGGACCGCTCGGTCAACAGCCTCGTGTTCGACGGGTTGATCTCGATCGTCGCGAAGTCGGGCTCCGGCTCCTACTGGGCCTCGCTCGACAACGTGGCGCTCAGCTCGGACTCCGCCGGCGGGATCACGCAGATCAACACGGCGCTCAAGTCCTTCTGGGACAACAAGAAGCTCTCCCCGGACACCATCTGGGTGTCGGCGCAGGAGCAGCAGAACATCACGTCGAAGGTGATTGCGGGTGGCGGCACGCCGCTCTTCCGCTTCGTCGGCGACATGAACCCCGGCACCGCGCAGGGAATGGCGGTCGGCGGCACGCTCGTCGGCTCCTACCTCAACAAGTTCGCGATGGGCGGGGCGATCAACATCCCCGTGAAGCTCCACCCGAACGTGCCGGCCGGCACGATCATCTTCACCTCGAACCGGCTGCCGTATCCGGTGAGCAACGTCACGAACGTGCTCCAGGTGAAGGCGCAGGAAGAGTACCGGCAGTGGGAATGGCCGCTCCGGACGCGCTCCTACGAGACCGGCGTGTACGTGCGCGAAGTGCTCCAGTGCTACTTCCCGCCCGCGTTCGGGATGATCCAGAACATCAAGGACGCCTGATCGCAGGCGTCATGCCCGGCCTGGCGGGACGGAGACGACCCGCACCCCGCCAGGCCACCTCCATTCCTCATCATGCGTACGATCCGAATGCAGTTCCCCGCGACGGTGTGCTCGACCTCCATGGGCGAGCTCGACGCGGATCACTGTGTCGACGTCGACGAGTCGCTGCAGGCCAACTGCGAGCGGCTCGGTGCGGTCCGGATCGCGCACCCGAGCGACTTCGCCGAGGGCGACGCCCCGGCATCGACGCCCAAGCGGAAGCGGGCCGCACGCGACGAGGCCGCGAGTGAGTGACCTCACCACGCTCGCGCACGTCAAGGCGGCCTTCTCGCCGGCGTTGGTCGGCAGCGCAGACGATGCCCGCCTCTCGGCGCTCATCAGCGCCGTCTCCGAGTGGTTCATCCAGGAGACCGGCGACCCCATCCTCGAGGACACCTACATCGAGGTCGCGCCGGGTACGGGGACGGCGACGCTCATGCTGCGCCACCGGCCCGTCACGCACGTCGCCTCGGTGCAGGTCGACGGCCTGTCGATCACCCGGTCGACGGCGGCGAACGTTCCGGGGTTCGTGGCTGACGAGCGCGCCGTCTACCTCCGTGGTGGCGGCGTCTTCTCGCGTGGCATCCAGAACGTGCGCGTCGTCTACGTCGCAGGGGCTGAATCGGTCCCGGCCGACGTCGAAGAGTGTGTCGTCCAGGGCGTCGTGCTGACCCACAAGCGGTTCCCGCACGTCGACTACCAGTCGAAGCAGCTCGCCGGCGAGGTGATCACCTTCTGGCGGGAGACGCTCCCCGCCTTCGGCGCGGGCGTGCTGCAGAGCCGCCGGAACGTGGTGCCCCTGTGAAGCTCGACGTCGTCATCCGCGGCGAACGTGAAGTCGCAGCCACCATCGAAGGCTTCGCCGACCGGCTGCAGGCGCGGCTCGTCCGCACGATGACGCGACTCGGGGTCGAGCTCCAGCGGAAGGTGAAGTCGGAGAAGCTCTCGGGCCAGGTGCTGAAGAACCGCACCGGGCATCTCCGGGCGTCCATCACCGCCCAGACGACCCCGACCGATGCGGGTGTGACGACGGAGGTCGGCATCTTTCAGGGGCCGACGCTCGTCTACGGGCGCGTCCACGAGTTCGGATTCACCGGCACCGTGAACGTCCGGGAACACGTCCGGCAGTCGGCGCGCGGGGCCCGGGCGGCGCTCCGGAAGGCCGCTCGGAAGGCGCCGAACGATCCGTATCTTGCCGCCGCGCCGAGCGCGCGCCACACGGTCCGGGCGCATACGCGCCAGGTGGACTTCCCGGCGCGGTCGTTTCTCCGCACCGCGTTCGCGGAGTTCAGCGACACGATCGTGACTGTGATCGCGGCCGACGTGGCGGAGGCGGGCCGTGCATGAGCCTCGACCTCACAGCGATCTATCAGGCCGCCTGGGCGCTCGCTTCGGCCGATTCGGGCTGGATCGCGAAGAGCCGAGTGCTCCAGCACTGGGCCGATGTGCCCGCCTCGCAGCGGCCCGCGCTCTTTCAAGCGGCGCAGTCGATGACGGTGGAGCCCTTCGCCAATTCGGACGTGGCGAAGTGGGAGATCCCGCTCCGCTACTACATCTACATCTCCCACACGGGGGATCCGACCACGCCGCCGCAGGATCTGCTGGCCGCGCGCATTGCGGTGCTCGTGGCGGCCTTTGCGCCCCCGGCAGGGTTCGACGAGCAGACGCTCGGGGGACTCGTCGCGAGCTGCGACGTGTCCGGCGAGATCGAAACGGACGAGGGCACGCTCGGCACGGATGCGGTCGCGATCGTGCCGGTGCGGATCGTGGTGGGGTGACCGCCCATGGCTGAGCGACGGACCCCCGTGGCGGATGCCAGCGCGCGGCTCTTCGCACGCTACGACAACCACGACGCGGCGATGAGCCGGGGGCTGGTGGCGGTGGCCTGTAGCGAGCTGCTGGCCCTGCTGCCGCGGGATGGCGGGAAAATCACCGCCGCGCGCGAGCTCGCGATGGCCGCCCTCGAGGATGGGGATGCGGCGAAGGCGCGCGCCTCCGTCGGCAAGGTCTTCGCGGCGCTCGCCGACGAGCTCGACGACCCGGCACCAGACGACGACACGGATCACGACGCGCCCCCAGGGGCGGAGGAGGAGTAGGCGATGGGCGCGCAATTTCACTTCGGCTCGGGCCGGCTGATCGCGAAGGCGTCGGGATCGAATCCCACGCCGGTCCCGTTCGGCACCCTGCAGGACTGCTCGCTGGATCTCGGCTTCGACATCAAGCGGCTCATGGGGGAGAACAACTTCCCCGTCGACATCGGCCGCTCGGGCGGCAAGATCACCGGGAAGGCGAAGGTCGGGCAGATCAACCTCGGCCTGTACGACGCCTGCTTGCTCGGCGCGACGTCGGGCGTGGCGACCGGGCAGACGCTGATCTCGGATCGGCAGTCGGGCACGATCCCGGCGACGCCGTTCATCCTGACGCCGACGGTGCCGTCGAGTGGCACCTACGTCGAGGATCTCGGCGTGATCCTCGTGTCGACGGCAACGATCATGCAGCGCGTCGCGTCGTCGCCAACGACCGGGCAATACTCGGTCAACGAGTCGACGGGCGCGTACACGTTCGCCGCGGCCGACACCGGCCTCGCGGTGCTCATCACCTACGCCTACACGATCACCGGCGGGTTCACGGTGGCGATCGAGAACAAGCTCCAGGGGTCGGCCCCGGTGTTCTCGCTCTCGCTCTTCAACAGCCGGAACGCGAACGGGCTCTACGTGAAGCTCTACAAGGCCGTCGGCACGAAGCTGACGTTCCCCTTCACGAACGAGGACTTCCTCAAGCACGACTTCGAGTTCGAAGCGTTCGCCGACGACACGCTGGGCGTCGGCAAGATCAGCAGCACGAACCGCTAAGCGGCGGCTCCAGAAAGGACGGGCGCATGTCGGGGCGCACGGAAACGATCACGCTGCAGAATGGGCGGGAGGTGCCACTCCCGCCCTTCACCTTTGGCGAGCTGGACGACTGGTTCGTCTGCGGCTTCCAACTGGCGAATGCGGCCACGATGCCGCCGGCCGAGTCCTGGGGGCTCGTCCGGGAACAGGTCGTGTGCGTGTGGCGGGCCGCGGCCCGGCTCACGCCGGAGCTCACGCTGGAGGAGTTCCGCAACGGACTCGTCTACGTCGAGCTTGATACGCAGCTCTTCGCGGCGGTCCGGCGCGTGAACGGGCTCGGGGTGGCCGAGCGCCCCCCGGCGACGACGACGGAGGACGGCAGCCCGTAACCTTGGACGTCCTGCGTGCGCGGCTCGTCACCGCCACGGGGTGGACGTGGGAGCACATCGACGCGACCATGACCCTCCCCCGATACCGACAGCTCGCGCGCTACTGGCAGGGGACGCCCCCGCTTCCGGAGGCCGTCGCCGGCGTGCTGCGTGGCTTTGGTGTCGAGCTCGAGATGCCGCCCGAGGCGGATCCGGCCACCGGCGAGCCGCCCATGCGGATGTACTCGCCCGAGGAAGTGGCCCGGATCTTCGGCGCCGCGGGCTTCTCGACGTAGGCCATGGCTGACGAGGTCAAAGTCCGCATCACCGCGTCCGCCGAAGAAGTCGGCGAGGCGGCTCGCAAGGCGGCGCAGGAGCTCGCCAACGCGGCGCGACTCATCGTCGGGCAGATCACGCCCGCGCAGGCCGCCGTCGGGGGCCTCGGGGTCGCCGTCGCGCAGGCGGCCGCGGCCGCGCAGGAAGCGGGCGGCCGGATCGCGACCTCGTTCGCCGCGATCGGCGAGGCGGCGTCCGCCTCACAGCGGCTCTTCAGCGAGTCGACAACGGCCATCGCCACC